ATGCCCTGCTCTAGTGCAGTGTCAGCTAAAAAAAGATTTCCATTTTCACAGATCATTGTCTATTTCCTCCATATTAAGACAAAGATGCAGTTAGATTTCTGGTGTGGGTGAATGCTGAATCAGACTATTCACTGTGTCCTTTGCCAGAGGCGAAACGCCGTAACTGCACTGTTTGTGTTAATATCCCATTATCGCTTGCGCTAGGTGGTTAGTGCTCCATCAATGTCAAATAACGTGCTCATGTTTTAGTCGGGCGTGACTGGCTTGCTAGGCCGTGTTCGTTAGAAGCTTTGTTTCTCCGTGTTCGTTTCGATGATTAAGTTATGGCCCGAAAGCGATTTGATTGTAAATACTTTTTTTGAACTTTTAATAAGAAATCGTACAAGTCGTTGAAAACATTAGGTTTTTCAGAGCAAGTTTTTTCTGTTCTTTGGTGTTTTTTATAAGTGTTCCTGATTCGTTCTACTAAAAGTGATTCGTTCCTGATTCGTTCTTTTGGTTTGAACTGGGCAGAACTGAACTGGTGAGTTCACATTCCAGGTTTTGAATATGAAGTCATACATTCAAGTTTTGGAATATGAGCTTTTGATCTGGGAAACTGTACGGGTACATATAGTAGTTCGGAAACCGGGCTAGGATGAAGTCATACATTCAAGTTTTGGAATATGAGATACACATTCAAGAAATTGCATATGAGTAGATACATTCAAAGAGTTGAATATGAACTGTTGAGTTCAAATGCAGAAACATGAATGTGAACTGGTGGGTATACATTCTAGTTTTTGAATATGGGGTATGGTATGCACGTTTCTTGTCTGGCTTTGCAAAACTGCAAAACTGCCCTGCAAATCTGCAAATATTACGCTTAGCCTGATAAACTGTCAGTCTAGAAAGTGTTACTTTTCAATGACTTAGCATAGAATAGCATCATAATTTCATCAGAAAAAGGCAAAAGCATCAAAAGAGGCACCCTGCGAGGGCCACTGGGGGGTGTGTGGTTACACGTATATGTACAAATACACAGAAGTGGTTTTTTGAAAGGACAACTTTTGCGTGTACCACCCCCCTATATGGACCCAGGGGTAACTACTTTAGGTGTGTCAGACTGTCACAGTATAGCATTTTACGTATTGACAGGGGTATTTCTATGAGTATAACTGCGTAGCAGTAGCAGAGAGTTAAACTTTTAGTGTTTCAACAAAAAAGATAGTTAAACATAAGAAAAGTTTAACTTACTAAGAGAGTGTTGCAATAAAGAAAGTGGACATAGGTAGAGTTTAACTCTTGACAGTTTAACTATATCTCGTGTATACTCTGTTCTAGTAACACAATAAAAAAGTAACAAACATAAAAGTGTTACACTATGGTACGTGTCACAAATATATGTGTCACTCTTCCTCATGTCTCCTCCCTCCTCACACGTAGTTTGCGACACGTACCTTTATTTCAATATAAGGTATTGACAATGAAACGTAAGGCCGTACAACTATATGCGGGTGAAAACGTTATAGAAGAGTTTTACTCTGCTATTGCAACAGGTGACAGTCGTAAACTTCAGCGTATTCACATTCCTAAGAGTGATGTATTCTACATTCGTGCAGCTATTGAAGCAGACACTGGAGTGAGATACACTTTAGATCACGTAGAGAGAGCTATGTACCTTGAGGGTATGATAGACCGTAAAGACGTATTAGACCCAGACAGAAAGAGAAGCTATGGCTAGAGACTACAAGAGTGAGTACAAGAATTACCACTCTAAGCCAGACCAGAAGAAGAAACGTGCTAGTCGTAACTCTGCACGTGCTGCTATGAAAGCGGGTGGTGTAGCTGTAGCTGGTAAGGATGTACATCATAAGGACGGCAACCCTAAGAATAACAAGCGTTCTAACTTACAGGCTGTATCTCCTAGTAAGAACCGTAGTTTCAAACGCACTAAGACCGCAAGGAAAGCATAACATGGCAACGACTAAAGATGTAGAACGTTTACCTAGTGGTAAGTTGAAGTATCGTGGTGAGACATTTCCAGGTTATAACAAACCTAAGCGTACTCCAGGTGCATCTAAGAAGTCTGCTGTATTGGCTAAAAAGGGTGATCAGGTAAAGATAGTACGTTTCGGTGACCCTGATATGTCTATCAAGAAAGATCAACCAGACCGCCGTAAGAACTTCCGTGCACGTCATAACTGTGACACTGCTAAGGATAAGTTCACAGCACGTTACTGGTCATGTAAGGCTTGGTAGTATGAGTAAATCCCCAACCCCAACCAATAAGAAGCTGTACGCTAAAGTAAAAGCTGAAGCTAAGCGTAAGTTTGACGTATGGCCCAGCGCATATGCATCTGCATGGCTTACCAAGGAATACAAGAAACGCGGAGGCAAATACAGTGGCACGACAAAGAACAAAGTCAAATCACGTACTGCCTAGCCGTAGAGGTTACTCTCAGGGTGGCTTAGGTAAGTGGTTCGGTGAGGAGTGGACGGACGTTAAGACTGGTAAAGAGTGTGGACGTTCTAGTGCATCAGGTAGTGATAGACCTTATCCTGCGTGTCGCCCTAAAGCGGTAGCAAGTAAGATTAGTAAAAAAGAAGCAGCAAAGAAGACTGGACCTAAGCGTGTTGCTTGGTCTACAACAGCATCAGGAAAGAAGAGATCATGAAGTTTGAACCGTGTCCGGGGTGTAAGACTCCAGCTAAGTGTGCCAAAGAAGGTTGCCAGAAAGCAAAGAATAAAATGTCATACGGTGGTATGGCTAAGAAGAAACCTATGAAGATGAACAAAGGCGGTTACTGTGGTGCATCTAACCCAGCAGAACGTCCAATGAAAACTGGTAAGTAACATGAAGTTTTACGAAAAGTATAAGAAGGCGTTAGAAGCGCACGGCTACACAGTAGATGAACACGGCATTGTACGTGATGCTTATGGTAATCAAGCTGCTGGTGAGGATCGCTTTGGTAACGTTAACTGTAGTGATCCTAACATCACAACTATTTGTGCAGCAGAGGATGCTAAACCAAAGCCTAAACCTAAAGCTAAGAAAAAAGTAGAACCTATTGAGGATGGCGATTAATGTCACTACTACAGCAGGGTAAGTCAGCACGAAAAAAGTCTGTGTATGGTCACAACACTGGTACATCTACAGAGGTTGTATATACTTGCCCTGATAACTGTGTTGCAGAGTTAACGTTTATTCACGTGCATAACTCTACGGGTAATACTGATATTGAGATAGAGTGGTATGTAGCAGCGGATACATACACGTCACACTTTATCGAAGGTAAGAACCTTGGTGCAGGTGAGTATCTACAATGGGCTGATATTGAACTTGTACTGCAACCCGGTGACAAGATTCAGGTTACACCTGATACTGCTGCACACGTAGACACAATCCTTACAGTAACAGAAACGTTTGTACCAGTCGGGTAACGGGTATGCACAAACTGTAGGTACTAAGTTAACGCTAACTGAGTAAAACTATCTCCGCACACAACAAAGGAGATAGTGCTATGAAAAACCTACTACGTAAAATCTGGAAAGCTATTGAGGAAAACCAACAACGCCGTGCTGACTACTGGATTCTACAGAATCTATCAGAGCGTGAACTACGTGATATAGGCATCGGACGTTCAGAGATTAAGCGTATCATCTATGACAACTAAACCAGCGCTTGTAATCATGTTACTATTGAGTATAACTATGGTTACAGCGTGTAATACAGTAACATACACAGCCTCATGCAAACCAGAGGATGATGTATGTCAGAGAAACCAAAATGCTCAAACCCTTGCACTTATCGGACAAGAGGAAGCGGCTTTACAACTTATGTGTGAAGACAAATCTCTTCGTAATACTCTTGGCGACGAGTGCGCTGGGTGGTGATGTAACAGGCGACTTCTCTACAAGTAACGAGAACAGCACTGTAGACAGTAATAACACTACTGAAACAATAAACTACAACGGTGCTGGCTCCTCTCCTGGTTCTCAACCTGTTATGTCAGCCGTAGCTCCTACTGTAATGGGGTCAGGTGGTAACGACTCTTGTTTGATCTCTAAGAGTACAGGCATACAGATTACTATGCTAGGTGTGTCAAACGGTCGCATGGAGCAGGATGAACACTGCAACAGACGCAAGAACGCTAGACTATTAGGACTACCACAACAAGTAGGTGGTTTAGGTTTGCAGGTATCAGCTATATCTGTATTATGCCAAGACCCTACAGTATTTCGTAGTATGATGCTTGCAAATACACCTTGCCCTATATCTAACACTACAACAGGTAAGTTACTAATGGGCAAAAAAGCTATAGATAAATACAGGGAGAATCCAGAACAGTACATAGTAGGGTACGAACTGGACAAGATATTTTGGGATACCTTATTAAAGGTGGAAGAGGAAGAACATGAAACATTGGAAGCTCTTGCAGACACTGGCCCTAAGCTCAGCCTTAGTGACCGTTTCCGCACAAGTAAACGCAGAAAGTCCGATGCCACCAGATTACGAGATGACGGGGCAGGAGAAGATAAACTATCTGATTAGTAGTATTGAGGCTATTCAGGGTCGTCTTGTTGATGGTACTATTCGCAGTGTTGGTGCTGTAGGTTATGCTACTATCGGCGGTGTCATTGAAGATGGTACGATGGATAACTCGTACATCACATCAGAGGAACTAGAAGCATATTTAGAAGCTAAAGAGATGGTGTTGTCTCACGACTATGCTATTGCTCAGACAGCAGAGCAACTATTCATGCAAGAACACGTAGCTGCTATGAATAACTTGTCTTTAGCTGTGGATGATCTAACAGAAGCTACTTCGGTTATCATGGCAGCAGTTTCAGTAGCGTCTGTAGCCGCAGAAGCAGATACAAAGCCAGAACAGGTAGCTTTACAGAACATGTTAACTACAGACGAGTATAGCATTGACGGGGCAGAGGTAGACGGTTACAATGACGCAGCAGCAGCCGTAGAAGAGTTCGCACAACAAGCGGGTGCGTTCATGGCGGCAGCTAATAACGACGAACTAACAGCAACTATTGATAACTATGCAGCGCAAGGTAATTTTATAGTAGGTTCTTACACAGCCGTTACTTACACACAGAGTGTAGACGAGTTTGTTATTATTTGGGCTGACGCAGGATTTGAGGGTGGCTTTCAAGGTTACCTAACGGCTGACATGAAGACAGCATCTGATGTGTATGATGCAGGTGAGTACATTAGAGAGTATGGTGGGTATCCAACACAATGAGCATGGAATTTAGCATCGGTGGGTATAATATCAAGGGATGGATGGTCGCTGTCGGCCTTCCTGTCCTATCGTCCGTTGCAGGAGGGGTGTGGTGGTCTTATGACACACTGCAACGTTTCTACGGGGTTGAAGCTGGTATTCAAGAAGTCGTAGATAAGTCGGCTAGTTTTGACAAGAAAGCAGGGGAGCTAGGCTCTCGTATTCAGACACTTGAACAAGCTATACAAGATAACGATGTCCGTGGTCTAAACACAAAGCTATCACAGCTAAGTACGAACATGCAGCAGATACTGGAACAGCAAAAGCTATTACTAGAGCTACGCAGTCAGGTCGATAAAGCAACAACAATAACAGATGGACTAGGTGATAAACTAGATGTGTATGATCAAGAGATTGACGACATTTGGAGAGCCTATGACGAATTAGTAGACAACCCCCTATAGGTGAAATATGGCACGTGCACTAACTGAAAAACAACAGCGTTTCCTAGAAGTCTTGTTTGACGAGGCGGGTGGAGATGCGGTAGCAGCTAAGAAGCTGGCAGGTTATGCACCTGAGTCTAGCACAGCATCAATCGTAGAGTCACTCAAAGATGAAATTGCAGACAAGACACGTACTTACTTTGCTCGTACTGCGCCCAAGGCTGCTATGGCTATGGTTGGTGCTCTATCTGATCCTACTGAATTAGGTATCAAAGAGAAGATGGTTGCAGCCAAAGACTTGCTAGATCGTGCAGGACTTGGTAAAGTAGACAAAGTAGATGTAACCTCTTCTAGTGGGGGCATCTTCTACTTGCCACCAAAAGAAGGTTTAAACGAATAATACCGAATAGAGATTTAGGATATTGGCAGTTACCGCTGCCTCCTAAGAACACAGACAAACAATGGCATACAATAGTCAGAGTAACAAAGAAGATACCCTTTGGCTATGAACTACATCCTGAGAATGACAAGCTACTTGTACCAGTAGAGCATGAACTTGAAGCGTTAGAACTTGCAAAACGTCACCTCAAACAGTATAGTTACCGTGCAGTAGCTCACTGGTTGAGTAAAGAAACGGGCCGATCTATAACACATATGGGCCTAAAAAAGAGAATAGAAATTGAGCGAAGACGTAAGAAAGCAATTACTATTAAACGCAAGCTCGCCAAGTGGCTCGAAGAAACCCTTACGGAGATCGAAAAGCTCGAAACCCAAGGGGTCGGGGCATACAAGCGAACCGAAGACGGTGACAGTTGAAACAGTCGCAACCCCCAGAGAGACTGTTCCTGCAGAGGTCAAGGCTCCTGAGTATGATGTCGAGGCTGCACAGGATGTGGTATTCAAGCCAAACCCCGGCCCCCAGACCTTTTTTCTAAGCGCGTCAGAGCGTGAGGTACTTTATGGCGGGGCCGCTGGCGGTGGAAAAAGCTTTGCAATGCTTGCAGACCCTTTACACGGCTTGAATGACCCTAATTTCTCTGGTCTACTTGTACGTCACACTACAGAAGAACTAAGAGAACTTATACAAAAGTCTCAGGAGCTATACCCTCGTGCAATACCCGGTATCAAATGGTCAGAGCGTAAATCACAATGGACTAGCCCTAGAGGTGGACGACTCTGGATGTCCTATCTCGACAAAGATACTGATGTCACACGATACCAAGGTCAGGCTTTTAACTGGATTGGATTTGACGAACTTACTCAATGGTCTTCACCTTACGCTTGGGATTATATGAGATCACGTTTGCGTAGCGCACATGCAACAGACTTAGGTTTGTACATGAGAGCTACAACAAACCCCGGGGGTGCAGGACATGCGTGGGTTAAAAAGATGTTTATTGACCCTGCACCTGCTGGTAAGGCGTTTTGGGCTACTCACCTCGAAAGCGGAGAAACCATTACCTTCCCTAAAGGCCACAGTAAGGAAGGTCAACCTCTGTTTAAGCGTAGGTTTATACCTGCAAGTTTGTTTGATAACCCATACTTGGCAGAAGCAGGTGACTACGAAGCCATGCTTTTGTCACTACCTGAACACCAAAGGAAGCAACTCCTTGAGGGGAACTGGGATATTAACGAAGGGGCTGCGTTCCCTGAGTTTGATCGCAATGTTCACGTGGTTGAGAGTTTTGACATTCCTCAGTCTTGGGCTAAGTTCAGGGCTTGCGATTATGGTTATGGTAGTTATACTGGCGTTCTATGGTTTGCTGTGGCCCCTGATGAACAAGTAGTAGTTTACCGAGAGATGTATGTCTCTAAAGTTACAGCATCTGATCTTGCTGACCTTATATTAGAGGCAGAAGCGGGTGACGGTGGAATGAAATACGGTGTGCTTGATAGCTCTTTGTGGCACAACCGTGGCGACACGGGGCCGAGCTTGGCAGAACAGATGAACATGAAAGGGTGCCGCTGGCGTCCGTCTGATAGATCAAGAGGCTCACGTGTCGCAGGTAAAAACGAAATACACAGACGTTTACAGGTAGATGAATTTACTGAGAAGCCACGTCTAGTATTTATGGATAACTGTACGCATACTATTGCACAGATTCCAAGCATTCCTCTGGATAAGAAAAACCCAGAAGATGTAGATACAAACGCAGAGGATCACCTATATGACGCTCTACGCTATGGTATCATGACACGTCCACGCAGCAGCATATGGGATTATAACCCAGCGAAACAACGCACTGGTTTTCAAGCTAGTGATCCAAAATTCGGGTACTAAGAATGGCAGAACAAGAAGATATGTTTGAAACAGATGAAGTCGTAGCTGCAGAAGACAGTGATGACAGCATCTTTGCAGAGAAGTCCAGCATGGTTGGCTTCGTAGAAGAGCGCTTTCGCCGTTCAGAGGATGCTCGACGGGCAGACGAAGAGCGCTGGCAACGAGCGTATCGTAATTACCGAGGCTTATATAGCTCTGACGTACAGTTCACAGACAGCGAAAAGTCTCGTGTGTTCATCAAAGTTACCAAGACAAAGACACTAGCAGCCTATGGTCAAATTGTTGATGTTCTTTTTGGAAACAATCGTTTCCCTTTATCTGTTAACCCTTCTGTTCTACCCGATGGTGTTGCTGAGTCTGTACATATTAACATTGATCCTAACGCGGCTCAAGCTGGAGAAGCACTAAATGCGGTTACACAACAAAAGGCATCACGGCCTTACTTAATTGACGGTTCAGAAGGACTACAACCAGGTGAAACTTTACTAGATTTACAAAAACGTCTAGGTCCACTGGCAGGTAAGTTAGAGGCTGTTTCTGATAAGATTGTAGAAGGTGACGGTACTACACCTACAACTGTTTCATTCCATCCTGCTATGATTGCAGCAAAGAAGATGGAAAAGAAGATACACGATCAGCTACAAGAGAGTGGAGCTAATACACATCTACGTTCTATGGCTTTTGAGATGGCTTTACTTGGCACAGGTGTCATGAAAGGCCCATTTGCTGTAGATAAAGAATACCCTAACTGGAATGAAGAAGGTGAGTATGAGCCTTTAGTAAAAACAGTTCCAGAGTGTAGTCATGTATCTGTATGGGATTTCTACCCTGATCCAGAAGCTAAGTCTATGGATGAAGCTGAGTACGTAGTAGAACGTCACAAGATGTCACGCACACAGCTACGTGCATTGAAACAGCGTCCCTACTTCATGGATGATGCAGTTGATATGGCTGTAGACAAAGGACCAGACTATGTGCAGAAGCACTGGGAAATGGTCATGGAAGACGATGACACACAGCCTACATCAGAGCGCTGGGAAGTGTTAGAGTTCTGGGGTTACGTTGATACAGAAATGCTAGAAGAGTACGGTGTAAATGTACCTTCAGATTTAAAAGACTTAGATGAAGTAAATGCTAACGTATGGATTTGTAATGGTGAGGTACTGCGTATGGTACTAAATCCGTTTAAGCCAACACGTATCCCTTATTACGCAACACCATACGAACATAACCCATACTCATTCTTTGGGGTAGGTATTGCGGAGAATATGGATGACACCCAGTCTCTTATGAATGGCTTTATGAGGATGGCGATTGACAATGCTGCTTTATCTGGCAACCTTATCATCGAAGTGGACGAAACCAATCTGGTGCCGGGACAAGATTTGTCAGTGTACCCCGGGAAAGTGTTTAGGCGACAGGGTGGTGCACCAGGACAGGCCATCTTCGGCACCAAGTTCCCCAACGTTGCTCAAGAGAATATGCAACTATTTGATAAAGCAAGGGTTTTAGCTGATGAATCGACAGGCTTTCCATCATTTGCCCATGGGCAGACTGGGGTATCTGGTGTGGGGCGTACTGCAAGCGGTATTAGTATGCTCATGTCTGCTGCTAATGGTAGCGTCCGTACTGTTGTTAAAAACGTGGATGATTACCTTCTTCGCCCTCTAGGTAAAGCATTCTTTGCATTTAATATGCAGTTTGACTTTGATGAGTCTATCAAGGGTGACCTAGAGGTTAACGCATCTGGTACTGAGAGCCTGATGGCTAACGAAGTACGCTCCCAGCGCTTAATGCAATTCTTACAGGTTGCACAAAATCCAGTACTTGCACCCTTTGCTAAAATGGATTATATTATTCGTGAGATTGCGAAGAGTATGGACTTAGACCCTGATAAGGTAACCAACTCTATGCAGGATGCAGCAATCCAAGCTGAAATACTCAAAGGCTTCCAAGCACCACAACCAGCACCAGCAGGGCCAGAAGGTCAAGGTGTTCAAGGCGTACAGGATACGTCTGGCGGTGGAGGATCACAGATCGGAGTAGGTACAGCACCAACACCTAATGAGCAAGGATTTACAGGCAATGAGCCTCAAGCAATGGGTTAACGATAAAAACACTATGGATGAGTTCGTCAAACATCTTGATGATCTCATCTACCTACAACACAAGGCAATGGAACAAGCGGATGACCCTATTGTGGTGTATCGTGCTCAAGGCTCCCTTGCAACTCTAAAAAAGCTAAAGTTACTCAGGGAGACAATCAATGGCGGTTGATAAGCAGATGGAAGCGGTATTTAAGTCTAGCCGTGCAGGTGTAGACCCTGTGTCAGGCAATGACATACCGTTAGGCTCGACAGCAGAAGAGGTACGTGACGACATCCCAGCGCAGTTAAGTGAAGGTGAATATGTTGTTCCTGCAGATGTTGTACGTTATTACGGCGTTAAGTTCTTTGAAGATTTACGCACTGAGGCTAAGACAGGTTTCATGCAGATGGAACAAAATGGTCGCATCGGAGGTGAGCCTGTAACACCTGAAGGAATGGAAATGGGTGGTGAAGAACTACCTTTTGACCTTAGTGAGCTACAAACTGTTGAAGCTGCAGAAGGTGCATATATTTACGGCTTCGACGAAGGAGGTTTATCTGTACCGCCTACGCCTCAAGGATACAAAGGCGGTTCAGGTATGGTAGAGATTAAAACATACGTAGGACCAGATGGACAAAAGCTATATATTCAATTCATGAATGGTCTACCTTTAAGTCCTATCCCTCAAGGGTATAAAGAAGAAGATTCTGTACAAGAAGAGGTAGCAGAGAAGGTAGAAACTCCTGTTTCAGAGGATGATGGAAGTCCAGAGCCAGAAAAGCCAGAAGCTAAACCTGCTATTGATTGGAATAAAGCTAAACCTGAAGACTTTACAAACTACATAGATCAACGCGACAGCCTGATGGGTAAAGCTGTCATGGGTGGTGCTGCATTGTTTGGTGGCCCCCTAATGGGAGGTTTAGCTTCACTAGCTGCCCGTCATCAAGATAAGCGTATGCTTGCAGGGTTAGACTCTCAACTAGAAGCATTACCAGACGACGATCCAAATAGAGCTAAGCTACAAGCTATCCGTGATTCATTTATGGAAACACGTGATACGAATCAGGACGGTAAACTGGACAACATTATAGAACGTTCAGGTATCTTCGGCGGTGAAGATCGTATGACAGAAAACCTAATAGACTCTACGGGTGATGGTCAAGCCTCTTTTGGTGACACATGGCTAGGAGACTTACTAGGTCTTGACGGTGAAGCAGGTGTACAAGGGCCTGGCTTACGACAGTCACGTATGGGTGCTCGTAGACGTGATACAAACTTGGATCGCTTTATTCAAGAGGGTACAGGCCCACAGAATAATAACAACGATGATGACGATCCATTTGACTGGGTGTCAACAGACAAAGACGAAAACCGTATAGGCGGGTCTGAGAAAGCAGAAACAGACTACATTACATCTCAAGTTTCAGACGAAGAGTTTGACTGGGACTCAATAGGTACATGAACGGCCCCGATCCGATCATCATATAACAATAAGGCTACCCAGCTTCGGCTGGCCCCAACATAAGGAGAAATAAATGTCGGAAGCCCAAACTATGGAAGTAAACTCAGCCTCACACTTGCGTAATGCAGCACGTATTGCTAGAGATGAGGCTGAGCTAGAAGCGCTAAAGAAACAAGCGAGTGGCGAAGTAGATGAACCCGAAGAAGAAACAGCCGAACAAGAGGAACCCAGTGGCAATGTCACTGAGGAACCCAGCGCTGCGCCAGAGGGTAATACCAAACAAAAAGAAGAACCACAAGCAGAAGCACAAGAAGATGACAATCTGAGTGCAGAAGAAAAGTCTTTCAAGAAGCGTTATGGTGATCTACGCCGTCACATGCAAGATCAACAGAAAGAGACAGAAGCTAAGCTAGAAAAGCTACAGAAGCAACTAGAAGCGGCTACAAATAACGAGCTTGTACTACCTAAGTCAGAAGATGAAGTAGAAGCATGGGCTAAGAAATATCCTGATGTTGCAGGTATTGTTGAGGCTATTGCTGAGAAGAAAGCTAATGAACGCGCCTCTGAATTAGACGGACGCTTACAAGAGATTGAAAAGCTACGCGCTACAGCTAAACGCGAGAAAGCAGAAGCAGAGTTAGCAGCTTTACACCCTGACTTTGCAGATATTCGATCAGATGATGCTTTCCATAAGTGGGCAGAATCGCAGCCTAAAGTAGTACAAGATGCTTTGTACGAGAATGCAGAGGACGCTAAGTCTGTAGCCCGTGTGATTGACCTTTACAAGTCTGACAAGGGTATTACCACAACGAAGACTTCTAGCTCTGACAAGAGCGCTGCAAGCTCTGTGAAGAACAAGCGAAGCACATCAGTAGACCCTGATGATTCATCACGTTACCTAAGTGAGTCTATGGTAGCTAAGATGAGCATCAAAGAATACGAGAAACGTGCAGAAGAAATCATGAATGCACAACGCTCGGGCAAATTTATCTACGATATGTCAAAAAGATAGTTGACAATATCTAAGCGGTAGATAAAACTATAGCATATACACAACACATAAGTGTGTATGCTTTTTACAAGCACTAAGCCACACAAAAAGACTTACCCATACAGAATCGGCCCCGTAAGGACTACCCGAAGACGTTGGCCTCTTTAGTGGATATTGTGTTATTCCCCAACGCCATATCTATAAGGAGAAATTATTATGGCTATTACTTCCGCATCAGGCGGTTTTGACGGTAACTGGTCTCCAGTTATCTATTCCAAACAGGCACAGATTGCTCTACGTAAATCTGCTGTCACAAACGCGATTACAAACAACTCTTACTTTGGTGAGATTGCAAACCAAGGTGATGTTGTTCGTATTCAAAAAGAACCAGATGTAACTGTTAACGCTCTTGAGCGTCACACAGCTATCTCTGTTGAGAAGTTGAACGATGAAGACTTCTCTCTAACAATCGACAAAGCTAACTACTTCGCGTTCAAAATGGACGACATCGAAGACCAGTTTGCAAACGTTGATTACGTTAGCCTAGCTGCTGATCGTGCAGCATATAAAATGGCTGACTCAATGGACGCAGACGTATTGTCTTACTTGTCAGGTCACTCAACAGCAGGTGTTAAAATCTCAACAACATCTGGTGACGCGCAGCACGACACTGCAGGTTCGCTAACAGGTGAATTCCTAACAGCTAACCACCTAGATATGTCTGACATTGGTCACATCACAACTGCAGCATCAGCTTCAACAACTGGTGACTCTATCCCACTAGCAGCACGTCTACCGGGTGCTACATCCTTGTCAACTACAACAACTTCACCTTTGACTGTTGTTGCACGTATGGCACGTCAGATGGATACAGCAAACGTTGACTCACGTGGTCGCTGGCTTGTTGTTGATCCAGTCTTTATGGAAATCCTAAAAGACGAAGACAGCCGCGTATTGCAAGCTGACTGGGGTGGGACTGGCCTAATGAATGGCTTGGTATTGAACAACCTACACGGCTTCCGTGTTTATGTTTCAAACAACCTACCATCAGCAGGTACAGGCGCAGGTACTTCAGGTACAACAGCGCAGGACGACAACTACGGTGTTATCGTAGCTGGTCAGGACGAAGCAGTAGCTTCAGCGGAGCAAATCAACAAAGTTGAGAACTACCGTGACCCTGATTCATTTGCAGACATCGTTCGCGGTATGCACCTTTACGGGCGCAAAATTCTACGCCCAGAAGCGCTAGTAACAGCACGTTACAACGCAGCGTAAACAAAGTCAATAGAGAGGCTGGCCTAGTGCTGGCCTCTTTGTGCTTTTTAACAGAGGACATTCCCAATGGCAATCACTACGGCAATGTGTAACAGCTTCAAGCAAGAACTACTTGGGGGTGTTCATGATCTGGATACAGACACAATCAAGATTGCACTAATTAAAGATACCCCATCAGGTACATACGGTGCAGCTACTACGAATTACAGCAACGTTACAGTAAACACTGATGAAGCTACAGGTACTAACTACACTACTGGTGGTAACACTCTAGGTAGCGCAGTTATTTCACTAGATGGCTCAACAGCTATTGTAGACTTTGCAGATACAACTTGGTCATCAGCTACAGTTTCAGCAGACGGTTGTATCATTTATAATGCATCACAAACAAACCGTGCTATTGCAGTCATTGACTTTGGTGGTACTAAGACATCTACCAACGGTGACTTTACTATTGAGTTCCCAGCAGCAGACGCATCTAACGCTATTGTTCGTATTGCATAAGGTTAGTACTAATGGCCTTACTTCTCAAAGATAGAGTAAAAGAGACTACTACCACTACAGGCACTGGTGATGTAACACTTGCTGGTGCAGTAGAGGGGTTTCAAACCTTTGGTGCTGTACTCTCTGATACTGACACAACATACTACGCTATCTCTCACAGAGATTACGATGAGTGGGAAGTAGGGCTAGGTACATTTGACAGCACAGCAGGTACTATTGCTCGAACTACTGTACTAGAAAGTAGCAACAGTGGCTCAGCAGTTAGCTTTACTGCTGGTACTAAAGACATATTCATCACACTACCTGCTGAGAAAGCTGTAGCACTAGATGCTAATGACGTTCTTAGTGTAGGTAATATCACTACTAGTGGGTATCTTCGTGGTCCCGCTACATTTACTATTGACCCAGCAGCACACGGTGACAACACAGGTACGTTAGTCGTTGCAGGTAACTTGCAGGTAGACGGTACGACTACTACAGTTAACTCTACTAACGTATCCGTAGATGATCTAAACATTACTGTAGCATCAGGTGCAGCAAATGCAGCAGCAGCCAATGGTGCAGGACTTACAGTAGACGGGGCTAATGCTACCTTTACATATGACTCAGCTAATGACCGCTGGGCTATGAATAAAGACTTAGCTACTAATCTTACTGGTACTGTAACAGGTACAGTCTCTTCTCTTAGCA